GGGCATTTTTATATGCTTTCTAACTATTTAGAGCGAATTTTGGCATAATTGAGTTCTACCACATCAGACATCTCTTCTGGGTAGATTTCATAGAGTCCGCCAACGATTTCATTGTAAGTATATTGTCTTGGTTCTCCCCAGTGAAGACTCTCTGCCTTGAATCCCCATGAGAATACTGCAGTCACATAAACCAGTGGATGTTCATCGTATTGGATATTTGGAGTCTTGGGGAAATATAGAAATGTATAAAACTTCCCAGCTTCTGGTGTCTTGCCACCTTCGGTAAGAACCTCTAACAAATCTGACATAATATCGTCAGGACTTTCAGTTCCAATTAACCTATCAATAACTCCACGCACACGATTCTCATTATCATCTGTTGGATATGAGTAAGTCATTTGATACCTAACTCATTTTCTGTAAGAACTTTGAACTCATAACCACGATCTAGACACCATTCCTTTGCCGCTTCCCACTTTGCCATGTTCTTGGCATACTCGACGACTTCATAGATATAACCTTTCGTTTTTCGCTTCTGAACTTTGGGTTCCATTGTTTGTTTGAGAGGTTTTATCTCAATCAATGACTTCTTAATCTTGCCACTTTTATCTTTGTATTTGATATAGAAGTCTGGAAAGTATCTGTGATAACGATTGTCAATGGGTGAGCGATAGGGAACAACGACTTCTTCACTCCCCCACTCTAAAATATTCTCATTCATATCACAATAAACCATAAACTTTCGTTCCCATAGAGAACGATAGATTATATTTGATGAATCACCCTTGTATTTCTTTGGATGTGAAGGATAGTATTTTCCCTTATATGACATCTAAATACTTAATAATGTAATACTCGTATAAGGTATTTAGAGTGGCAGAATCACTAATTCAGAATTATAAGGCTAGCGCCCTTAATAGATCTGATCTTGTAAAACCATCTCTGTCCAATCAATATCAAGTTTTTATTTCTGGAATACCTGATAAAATAACAAACTACTTGAAGGAATCTTATAATGTAGATACTAGTTGGGTTAGTAGAAATGTTGGATTATTGTGTGCGGATGCAACTCTCCCAACAAGTTCTTTTGCAACCTCAGAAGTAAAGGATAATTTTCAAGGAATCAACCAACAGTTTGCTCATACTAGATTGTATATTGATAGTGATTTCACATTCTATGTTGATTACAATTATAATATGATAAAATTCTTTGAAGGATGGATGGACTTTATTTCTGGTGGAGATGAAGGTGTTCAATTAGATCACAAAGGATTTTATCGTAGATTTAATTATCCTAATGATTATAAGTGCCAAGGAATGACAATAACAAAATTTGAAAGAGACTATCAACGTAGTGGAACTTATCTTCAGTATGACTTTGTTAATGCATTTCCAAAAGGAATGACTGCTATTCCTGTGTCATACGGTCCTTCGGATTTGGTTAAAGTTACGGTTACGTTTGCTTATGATAGGTATGTGGTTAATCAAGCCTTGAAAGCATCTAACGATCCAGCTCCTCCATTGAGTCCAGAAACACAACCAAAAACTGCACCAAAACCAAGAAACACTGATGGAACGATTGTAACTAGAGGTGGAACTAAAATACCTCAGGGTAACTTCAAATCGAGTTTATAAATCGCCAATAAATAATCACAACTGAACTTATAATGGGTTAGTATGCCTTTACCAAAAATCAATACTCCAACCTATGAGTTGGAACTGCCTTCCAATGGAAAGAAAATTAAGTACCGCCCTTTCCTTGTAAGAGAAGAAAAAATCCTTATCATGGCACTGGAATCTGAAGACATGAAGCAGATTACAGATGCAATCAAAACTGTTCTTACTGATTGTGTTCTGACAAGAGGAATCAAAGTCAGTGACTTATCTACATTTGACATTGAGTATCTGTTCCTTAATGTCAGAGCAAAGTCTGTCGGTGAAACTGTAGAGGTTAACATCACCTGCCCAGACGATGGCGAGACACAAGTCAAAGTAGAGATTGATGTTGATAGCATTAAGATTCAAAAGAATCCTAAGCACTCAAACATTATTCAACTCGATGATAATCTCTCAGTTGAAATGAAGTATCCATCACTGAATCAGTTCGTCGAGAGCAACTTCGAAACCAATATGACTCAAAGTGATGTTGATAAGTCACTTGATGTTATCATCTCTTGTATTGGAACCGTCTTCACCGAAGAAGAATCTTGGAGTGCTTCTGACTGCACCAAGAAGGAACTGAGAGAGTTTGTCGAACAGATGAACACCAAGCAGTTTAAGGATATCGAAGTCTTCTTCGAGACAATGCCTAAACTGACACACACGATTGAAGTAACTAATCCAAATACGAAAGTCAAGAATAGTGTTCTCCTGGAGGGACTGGCAAGTTTTTTCAGCTAGCGATGGCGCATGAAAACCTGGAGAACTACTACAAGACTAATTTTGCTTTGATGCAGCATCATAAATACTCATTAACAGAGTTGGAAAATATGATACCTTGGGAAAGAGACATTTATGTTACTCTTCTCCAACAATACATTGAGGAAGAAAACCTGAAGTATCAGCAAAAGAATGGCATTTAGTAGTCAGGCATTTAGGGCACCATCGTTAACATCAAGACCTAAATTGGGGAAGACTACTGTTTCCTCTTCAGTTTTTCGTGGCACTACCAAAGCGGTAAGTGCTTCCAAAACTATGAAAGTTCCTGCAGGAATGGGATATGGGAGCATTTATCGTGGCAGTAATGTAGATCCTAAGTATCTGAAGAAGGAAGGAACTCCTTTAGAACAGACACTAGTAGAGACTAATAATATTCTTGTAGAGATTCAGAAGCAACTCTCTGCAGATTTTGCTTATAGAATTGCAAAAGAGGATGAAGAAACTAAAAAGATAAGAGCAGCATCAGATAAGAAGAAAAGAATAGCAGCAGAGCAAGGTGCCGAAGGTGTAAAGAAGGTTGCCAGTGCAATAGGTGGAGTTGCCGATAAAGTTCTGGCACCAGCAAGAAGTATTATCGATAAGATACTCGGATTCTTAAGTGCCGTAGCCACTGGATTTGTTGTTGAAAAAGCAATACCTTGGTTACTTAATAATAGAGATAAGATTGAAGGTACATTTAAATTTGTACAAGATAATTGGAAATGGATTCTTGGTATAATCGGTGGTGTTCTGGTTGGTAGAGTCATCTATAAGATGTACCGAATATTCAGAGCACTTCGTTGGGCTGGAAGACTTTTAACCGGGCGTGGAGGTGCCGCAACTGGTGGTGGAGGTCGTGGTGGAATATTCAGAAATGCACAAGGGCAAAGAAGGGGTAAAGTTAATATTACAAGAACCACCGAAACTAGAACTCTAACAAAGAGAGATAAACTCGGGGGAACTGTAAAATATGATAAACAATTCGATGTAGTCAATAGACAGAAAGGAATAATCAATAAGGCACTACAAGGTGTTGAGGTTAGTGCGAAGAAGTTTTCTAGAGATATTATAAAATCACTGGGTATGGGTCCTGGTGCAAAGACGATGCAAAAGTCCATACTTAAGTTTGCTCGTCCAATTCTGAAGAGAATACCATTTGTCGGAGCACTATTAGACTTTGCCTTGTCAGTTGCTCTCGGTGAAGATCCTGGAAGAGCAGCATTTGGTGCCATTGGTGCTGGATTACTTGGTGCCATCGGAACATTCTTAGGCGGACCTCTTGGAACCTTTATTGGTGGTTTTGCTGGTGATATGGCTGGCAGAAAACTTTATGATATGTTCTTTGGAAATAAGGGTGAAGATCCTAATGCCAAAGAAGCAAAAGGAATGAACAGGGGTGGAACAGTCACTGGAAGGAATGTTGGAGACAGAGATAGTGTCCCCACAATATTGACAGTTGGTGAAAAAGTCGTCCCAAGAGAACAAAGTAAGGCAAGTAAGTTTGGTCCTTTTGTAGATGATATTATTAGAGACAAAGGTTCTCTTTATGGCGGAATGGTTTTTGCCCTGAGAGAACAGGAAGAAAATAATAAGTTATTTAAGAAGACAAATGAATCATTTGAGAAGACATTAAAAGAACTAACGGAAAAGAATAAACCAAAGGTAAGAACTCCCGGGAGT